TACTTGTTTCAATTTTATTGGAAAGTGCAAAATAATCATTTCTAATCATTACACCGTTAACTCTTTTTCTTAACTCATGGTCGTTCTCTATCCAGTTTAAAATGTTCTTAGCACCATGTAATACTGTCGCATGATTCTTATTAAACATCTTACCAACTGTTACGCAAGGTATATTTAGTTTCTTGTGTAGGATGTAAAATAATACCTGTCTAGGCTCTACTAATATTCTATGCCTTCTTTTACTAATTAATTCGGAGAACTCAATACCATAAACTTGACATACATCAGCGATTATATTATCCGTTTTAATACTGTTGGTATCTGCCTTATATATTATACAAGGTGCTGCCCAGTAATTCATTTTATTTTCCATATCTATTTTAATAATTCTTTTGCTTTATTTTCATACCAATTAGCTTTTTTAAGATCTTGATCCAAGTTATCAGATTTATGTCCTAACCTCATTCTGTATTTAAAAGCGTTCATTTCACAATGTTTCATTGTTGCTTCTTTACCCCAAATAGCGATCATCATATCAATTACTTCAATCCTGTTTTTTTTATAATGTTTTGCATTTCCTTCTTTATCGTATTGATCTTTTTTCATCTTTTTATATTTTTTGTTTTAAAGGGGCTAAATTAATAGCCCCATTTTGTTAAAATAACTCTTTTTGTTCAGCTTGTTCTTTAAACCTTTTTTCAGCTTCTTTTACATTTAAAATAGCTTGTTTATAATAACTATCTTTTAATTCGATACCTATAGCTTTACGACCTAAAGAAACTGGACTGAAAACCTCACTACCTACACCCATGAAAGGGGTGAAAACAACTTCTTTAGGGTTAGAGTATAGTTGTACTATTCTATCAATAACATCTAATTGTAAAGGGTGTACGTGTTTTTCGTCATCTTCTTCTTTTGTTTGTTTAAAAGGAAGTACATTATCAATTCTAACATCATCCCATACAGAACTAGCGTAACGTTGCCAAATATAATGGCTTAGTTTGTTTGTTTTTGGGTCTTTATGGTCTTTAAAGTTTTTGTTTAAATAATCCCATAATTGAGCTTCATTTAATTCTGAATCATTAGCATTATTCCAAGCTCTTAAAATATTTGGTAAAACAGGAACTTCACCAGCGTAATATTTTAATCCATTTTCGTGAGTTACTGGTACTTCATTTTCTCCTTTTTTAGTAAATATCAAAACATAATCTGGCATAGCTGTAAAACACTTTGTAGAATCTTCTACAATAAATTTATGCATTAAACTTTGCACCATTGTTCTCATTCTTACCTTTAGAGGTTCTTTCCATATTGTAATACGGTTTCTATATTCAAAACCGTACTTCTCATGTAGTTTTATTATTTCATGAGGAAAATCCCAAAGCCTACAAGTATTATCAAAAACATCTGTACAATGTACTGCATTAATACGACCTTTTTTAGTTACTCTAGCCATTTCTTTTACTAAGTATTCATATTGTTCTAAAAACTGTTCTTTACTATCGCAGTTGCTAAAATCTCTTTCACTACTTGAATAATTGTACAACCCAGCAAAAGGAGGACTATAAACTGATAAATCAATACTTTCGTCTGACATTGTTTTTATTACCTCCATGCAATCAGAATTATAGATTGAATAGTTTTCTTCGTGTGTTTGTTCCTTTGTCATTTTATAAAAATTTAGGTGTTATTATTTCTTTGTTAAATTCTTTTACTTTCATTTCAAAAGAACCATTTACATTTTTTGTTAAGTTAGTATGTAGTTCTATTGCTTTTTTAGTTTTCTTTTGTAGTGATTCTAGTACGCTTGTTTGTCCATCTGATACTACTAAATCAATAGTTACTTCATTCTTTTGTCCAAACCTCCAAAACCTTCTTATTGATTGGTAATATTGTTCATAAGAGTAAGTTGGGAAAAATACAGAGTGATTACAATGTTGCCAATTTAAACCCATACCAGTCATTCTAGCTTTTGTAATAATTCTTTTAATTTTACCTTGTGCAAAATCTAATAAAATTTGTTCTTTTTTTTCCATTGATTGACTACCTATAATCTCAACAGCTTCTGGGTCTAATTCTCTAAGTAATTTACTTTCTTCATTTCTATTACACCAATATACAGAGGTTTTACCCTTTGCTAGTTCAACCGCTTTCTCGCAGCGTTCTTTTATAGTTTGCTTTACTTCGTGCCTAACTTCATTAAAACCCTTAGCTGGTTTGTTAAACATTTGTATTTGACCATCAACTGATAATAGTGATTTATTTTCTATTGTATGGGTGTTAACAATCAATTCAGGTAAAATATATTTTTCATCACTAAAACCTAAATCAGATGGCATTTTAATCATCAAAGCCCATTGATTAACCCAACTAAAAAAATCGTTTTCAGCGTGAGGTTTTAAGTACCATTTTTCTCCAGCGTGTTTAGGGTCAATTGAATTATTATTATTTTTAAAAAACTTACCTAACATATCAGTATAACCCATATAACCTAAAGCTTCTGAACTTGTTCCTAATTCAATAAAATCATTCGGTGAAGGAGTAGCAGTTGATAAAAACCTATAAGGCAACTTTTTTACGAAGCTGGTAATTTGATTTTTAATTTTACCATCAAAGTTTTTTAATATACTACTTTCATCTAATACAACCCCTGAAAAATCTTCACTATTAAAATAATGTAACCTTTCATAATTACAGATAACTATACTTTTTGTATGTATACCATCCTTTGAATATTCAATATCTGTAATACCCATTTTCTCAGCTTCTAAAATAAATTGAAAAGCAACCGCTAAAGGTGTAAGTATTAAAACCTTTCCTTTAGTGTGGTTTACTACATTTTGAGCTAAAGATAATTGTATTAAAGTCTTTCCTAATCCAGTATCGGCAAAAACAGCCATACGACCCTTTTTACAGGCTTTAGTTATTATTTCTCGTTGAAAATCAAAGGCCATTTCTGGAATGTAGTTAGGATCAAACCCAAAACTACCTAGCAAATGCTTCTTAGTTTCTAAAAATTTCTTATATTCCATTATATTATTTTTTTATGGGGGGGTAACTCACTTCAGATAAGTTATAACGGCTTAATTGCCTTACCCCCCTTAATTATACTTTTTCTGTTGCTGTTCTTAGTTCGTTAATTGAGTTTTCTATTACTGAGGTTACAATTTCTAAATTTTGTTCATCAGTTGCAGATTCGATAATTTTTAAAAGGTTTTGACCTTCCTTAATCCATCTTTTAAATATTACTTTGGCTTGTTGTTGTGGAACTCCTATAAGCATTGATTGTTGTTCAACTGTTGCTTTAAATAGGCAAACTAAAATGCCCCATTCTTTCTCGTTATTTGTCATTTTGTAGTTGGTTTTTAAAAGGGGAGGTTTTACGCTCCCCTCGTTATTTATATTATTTAAAAATCTATTATATTGTTCGTCCGTTGGTAGTGCTATTGTATCCTTCCAATCTTTCATTTTATATCAAATCAGATAAAATTTCTGACTCTTCACTTATTTCCATAATAGAAATATTCAAATCCTCCATTTTTTGAGAGTATAAAATATAAGTATCTTCATCAGTTACGCTATCTTGTTTTGTTTCAAGTGATAAGTATTCTTTATATAATTTAGCTTTTTTAGAATCTAAAGTTTTTATTTGCTTCTCGATTTTTAATGTTTCTGTGTAGCTCATATCGTTTGTTTTAATTTGTTAAACTTAATGTAAAGATAAGCCTTTATTTTACAATAGCAAGTTTTAATTAAAATATTATCAAATTAATTTCATCATTCAACTGGATTTCCATTTCAATAGCCTTTTCTTCATACAAAGAAACCCATTGTGATACCGTTCTAATATCAGGAATTGAAACAGTTTTAGGTTTTATTGGCAGTCCTTTTTTGCCTATCACTTCAACTTCTTTTGTTGTTTTTAATCCCAAATCAACTAATGAATCCCTTGTAATTGTCTTAATAAATAAAGGCTCGTATTTATGTTCGGGCCTATATGAAGCAAAATGCAAAGTTTCCAAAGTATCAATAACAGTAAAATAATGAATACATTGGTGGATGTTATCTAATGGAATCATATTATCTCTGATTGTTTCGGTGTGCTTCTTTGCTGAAGGGCATTTTATTTCACAAGCAATTGTATAATCTTCATTTAATCCATCAGGAGAAATTCCGATTAATTTAATTGTGTCATGCTCGATCCAACCAATGTCTAAAAATTTGATACCAGTAGAAATTTCTAAGTCCCGAACAGCATAAGGTTCCAGCTCGTTGCCTCTCTCCATATCCTTAGATGCAAAGCCGATACTGTCAGAATTATAATCTTCGCACATTTGCGATAAAATATGGACCATTAAAGTATCACCTTTTACAGTTAAACCTTTAGCTGTTGAGCCTCCAATTTTACCATGCTTAATTTTAAACCATTCATCAGTTTTTTGTGCTATATCTTTATGTACGATCATTTTAAAGTAGTTTTAAGAGTGTCTTTTAATGAGATTGCAGTTGGCAGTACTCTTTCTTCTTTAGTTAAAACATTAAGCCAATTTTTTTGTAGTTCTTCCAATGTTTTAGAGTTATTAAGTACTTTCTTTGCGTTAACATCTGATATTGCTACAGGTGGGTAATATTTCTTAAAAGCGACTACAAAACCATGTCTACGATCAGCCTTTGCATAAATTACAAACGGTTTAGTTTTATCGCAATCATCAATAAAAAGTGAATTATTAGCTAGTTCTTTGGCCATAAATTCCGACCTAGTTACGTTCAATAAACATGGCTTATAAATTAATTTACCTGTTTTATGATTAGTTAGCCATATCGCAGTTTTATCAATTTCTTTTTGCTCTTTTTGGTCAAATGCTGGGGCATCATTAAACTTTGCTAATGTTACAACCATTTCTTTATCAAGTCCTTTTCCTAACTCAATTCCATTTGCTAAATCTTCACCTGAGATATACCTTTTGTCTAAATTTTTTCTAAATGCAGTTTTTGCCATGTTTTATTTTTTTGATTGATTATGTTTTGTTTTTTGGAAGATAAACCCAGCATGTTTAAAAGGGAATTTCTCCATTTTAATGCTGTGGTATTTGAATGTGTTTCGACTCTCACAAGCCCTAGTTAAAGTACCCCATGTTTCAAGGGTTTCTAAATTCTTATCATTTTCAGAAATGATAGTTACAATGTCTTTAGGCATAATTATATATTAATAGATTAGTTTAAAATGTAAAACTAAGAACTATTTATATATAAACAAGTAAAGAAATGATTTATTTTTACAAATATTAAAAATCTGTAATAACTTGACGTTCTAACTCTCTGATTAAATCCCTATCATCAGGAGTTTGTATTTCAATAGAGAATGTTATTTTCTCAGAATCTTCATGAGATACGATATAATCTAGATATGTATAATCTAGTTGGTGCTTCATTTCTTCAGCATAAAAAGTTGATGTTTGAAAAATAAAAGGTTTCATAAATATTTTTTGACTATTAAAAAAGCCAAAAATAGTATAAATAAACCAATAACCCATTTATAAAACTTAGAAAGTATTTCTAATGGTGTCAATTCTATTTTCTGAATAGTTTCAAAAGGTACAATAATTTCTTTATTAACGTAAATAGTATCTGACATACAGCCCCCTTCAACAATTAATGTATCTGTTGTTTTAATCAACTTCAATCTAAAATTCTCTTTAACAATTTCAACAGTATCAAATTTCAAACTAAAAGCTTGACTTACAACAACTGAATCTGTAATTATTACAGTATCTAATTTCACAACTAAAGTATCTTTTGCTTTTAACTCCGGATACTTTGAAATTAGCCTTTCTAGTTTTCTGTTGGCTCTGTTTTTTCTCCTTAAATCTTTAGTCATAAATGGATTGCAAGAAGTAAGAAACAAACCAGCTATTAATATTAAAATGTACTTTTTCATTTAGAACTTTTTTAAAATTGGATCATAAATAAAAAATGAATCTACTATTTCAATAGTTATTTTTCCTTCAGATTGTTGTAATTTTTGAGTTAGCTTCTTTTCAGCTGTTCCCCAAATACGATTTAAATCAGTATTAAAAGCGACTAAAATACATCCTAAAGTATTACTTGAATCATTACCACCATGTATTCTAACACCTTCAAACATAGGCACGTTTAACAATAAAGGCATTTTACGTTTAAATCTTGGTGAATAAGTTAATTTTACTTCATAAATACCATCTGATATAGCTGTTTTACCATAAACTTTAACACCATCAGCCCTTTTTTCATCCTCTAAAGTATGGCAAAAATAAACACCATCAATAAATAAATCGCCTATAATATTTCGATCTCCTTCTGTATTGTATTTATATCGGTAAAGTTTTAATTTCATAATTACTTTATACGTTAAATAGAAAATTGTGTATAATATTTAATACTTCTTCTGTTGGATTAATTTCTTTAGATATTGATAGACCAATTCCACTCCATTCTGATATGTCAACAATATATTCACCATCACATAATAAAATTCTAACATCTTTACCTAGATTAACATTTATAAAATAAGGATAAATACAACAAAAATCAGAATTAAGTTTATTAATTGCCTTAATATGAATATTTGTTTTATTTTCTAATCTTCTAAATTTAATACTCCAGCTCATAAAACATACCATTTATTTCAATAAATGTTTCATGTGAATGCTGAACAACATCATCAATTTCAAATGCAATAACTTCATAAAGTGCTAAAATCAACTGAAAATTGTTTTCGTAAAAATCACAACCAAAAATTGAATCAATTCTTCTGCTATATTTTTCTAATGCTGATTCTCTGACAGCATAAAATTTTTCAATTACCAATTTTGAATGCTGAAGATCTAAACCTTTAGATGTAAAAACCCTCTGTAATTCTTCTTCTAAACATTTATTGCAATCATTAAAGCATTGATTAACATGAGATTTTAATTCTTGTTTGCTCATTTCGTTTGTTGCTTCAGATGAAATTTTTAGCATATTTTTTGATGTTGACGTTAATTTTGCCTCTAAAAAATCCTTAAAAATAAGTGCTTTTGTTAAATCATCTTTTCCATGTGTTTCAAATTCAAATCTTTGTCTTTTATGTATTTCTAATTCATTGAATAAATCATGTTTTGCAAGATCAGTTAAATTATATTTATGTTTCTTTTTTCTTCTTAATATTTGTGATGGTTCAATCTTGCTTAAAAAAGTATTTAATCCTTTCCTTAAAAAATACAATAAAGAAAAAAATATTAATATAAAAACCAATGTTGTTGGGTTTGATATTTTTTCGACTATTTGACTTGCTAATTCTTCCAATTTGTTTATTATATTTATAAAAACAAAAGTACGTATAAATGAAAGTATTAACAATAGTAACTTCATACAATCGAAAGGAATCATTAATTAATTTAATCGATAAGCTAGAAAAACAAAATACTGACATAATTATTTATGATGATTGTAGTGATTTTCAAATAGATAAACCCAATTATATAAAGTTTAAGTTTAACCACGGTAAGGAGTATTTATGGCTGAAATTCAAACATATTTTTGAAGAAATTCCAAAAACATACGATTATTATATATTTTTACCAGATGATATTGATATTAATAGTTGTTTTATTGAAAATAGTACTCGTTTGTGGGCTGAACTTAACGACAAAAAAAAGGTATCATTATCATTACTTACAGATTTAAGAACAGAAAACCCGAACTGGACCAACTTCAAACCAATAAAAACAGATGAATATATTCAAACTCAATGGAACGACCTATGTTTTGTATGCGAAAAAGAGTTTTTTAGCATCGATATACAGCCGATTTCATTACATAGGTGGGTTATATTGCAGAAACAACTTAAAACTAATCTAGGGAGTGGTTTAGGTGGTCAAATTAGCCGATATTGGAATGATAAAGGTAAAACTATGTATCACACTAAAAAAAGCCTCGTAACTCATTTAAAAGGTGAAAGTAAAATGAATTATGAAGAAAGGATGAAAAACCCTTTATAATTGCCTTATACCTCTATTTTCATAAACACTTTCTTCAATTCCTTCGTATGCAGTTTCACAACCTAACGCTTGGACTAGCGCAATCATTCCATCAATCTTTTCTCGACTCTTTTTCTTGTCCATTTTAACATTATCTGCCGGATCATATGAAAGTTCAACGTTTCCGACTTGCCACCTTAATACTGGATTGTTTGCATGAGCTAATTGTTGACTCAAAACCATAGTTTCTAAATCCTTTGTTGGTTGCGACATACTTTTAAAACCTTGTCCAAATTCAAATGCTTCCAATCCTTCATCTTGCAAACCTTGAATAACTCCATGATAAGCCATAAACCTATCAAATGCAAATGCTTTTAAAGTATAATCTTTTACAATTTCAATAATATCTCTAATAATAATATTTTGATCAACAACATCTTCACCAGCTGCCCTAATAAAACCGTCCCTTTCCCATTGCTTAAAATTTCCTATTTCATTTTTCCTTTCAATCGTTGCTTTAGGAATCCAGAAAAAAGGCATAACCCATGTTGGCTCATCTTCTTCAACTGGTGGAAAAATTAATACAAATGCATTCATATCAGATACGGCCGCCAAATCTAAACCACCAAAGCATACCCTACCCTTTAAATCGGGTAATTCTTGGCCGCAAAGCTTCCATTTATCATCAGAAATAAATGCACTACTTGAATCAGTCCAAACATTTAAATTTTTAGTTTTAAATTGAACCTCTTTACTAATTCCCTTATTTTTTGCTTGATCACATTGTTCTTGCATGTACTCATAAGTTGGAGTAGTGCCAATGTTGGGATTAGATTTTATCCATACTTTAGGATCCTTCCAATCATCATCTTCATCAAGTGTAAAAATTACAGTAAATAAACTATCATCAATTTTAACACCTTTCAAAACCTCAACCGCTAACTTTCTTTCTTCAGAATAACAAGGGAATTGTTTCTCAAATCCAGCTGTCGTTATTATAAATAACAAAGGCTGTTCACGTGAACCCATTCCAGTTTGAATCACTTCTAATAAATCACTAGTTTTATGCGAGTGGTATTCATCAACAATTCCACAACTAGGGTTAAGTCCATCTAATTTATCATCATTCGCTGGTATTGGTGCGCATTTAGAATTTGTTGCAGAAACTGAAATATTACCAGCTGTTCGGCCACCTCCAGTAAGCGTAATTAAACTATCAATTTCAGGAGAATCAGCTTTTAATTTTCTTGCCATTATCATCATGGCATCATGAACAACTCTAGCTTGATCCATTGAAGTAGCACAACAATATGTTTCAGCACCCTCTTCTTTATCAAAAACAGTTAAATATAAACCAACCCATCCAGCCTCTTCACTTTTACCGTTCTTCCTTGCAATCTCAAAATATACCCTTCTGAATCTTCTTGTACCGTTTGCCCTTCTCCAACCAAATAAACACCAGTATCTAAAAACTTGTTGNGGTGCCAGTTCAACAGGTTTCTTTTCCTTTGCTAAACGTCCTTTAGTATATTTTAAATAGGTGGTAAATTTAAGGAAGTGAACAGCTTTTTCTTCATCAAAATAAATGTCATCACGTTCCAAATCTGAAACATGCCTTTTAATTGCAAGTTTCACAAATTCACAAGCGACAACTTTACCACTTTGAACATCCTTAATATATTTATCAACTATTTTTTTATACATTATAATAAACTTCCAATTCCTTCTTCTTTGGGTTTTTGTTTTGTCGTTTCAATTTTCGTTCTTGCTACCGGAGTCAATCCAAACTCCTTACATAATTTGAAGTATTCAGCATATGACCGAAAAAAATTAGTTAAGTCCATGCTCGTTTGCTCCATACCATTAGGTGTAATAATGTTGTATTTCTTATTCCTAATAGAATCCTTCATATCACAATAAACACCCCACATATCACAAAGCATTATCAATGAAGTAATATCTGTTGTTTGAATAACCCCACATTCACTAAGCTCAATAAAGCATCTTTTATACTCCTGATATGAATAATCATTTATAAAAACACTTTCATCAATTTCT